TTATCACGGCCAATATGCTTTCCGTTGCCGGTTTCACTTTTCAAGATTACCAAATTTACGGTGGAAAAAATTTTGGCGATGGTGGCGGGGTTAAAATAACGGCCACGAGCGGGGAGAAGTCGTTCAAGGCGTATAAGGATGCAAGTAACTACATTAGCATGTACTATAATAGTGATAGCGACTGGGGGCTGAAAGGGGTTGTGGGAGGCACGGAACTGTTAAAATTAGGGATAACGAACAAGATCGGTCCTTTCACTATCGAGGGATCGTGGCTAAGGGGTAGCAACCTGGCTCTATCTGGTTCCCAGTTAAATTTCAGTTATAGCGGTCATCAAGTGTACGTGGGTAGTCATCCAGACATGTCTACCGCCGGGAATGCCAAGCTCGGGACTTTCATGTTGTCCGGGGGAGGCTATGGAGGTCTTGGCCGTGATAAACAAGTGGCGTTGATCGCGGGAGCCCCCAATAATGGTAATTCTTACGCCATGGCGGTGACACAGGGGATGTTTAAAATGTTTCCAAACGCGCATATCGTGTCGGGAGTTTCCAGGGCTTACATGACGGGGACCAACCCGGGTATAACGCTGGGTAACGAGCATCCCAATATAATATGCCTTTACGGTACTGGCAACAGGAAGAAAGTAAACTTGTACGCAGGTATGGAAATTGGAAGTCATTTCTTCATAACAAGCGAGGCCTCGCAAGGGTTTGACGTGTTATGCACGGGGAGTGAAAAATTTTACCGCAACGGGAACACGTACGTGGCAGTCCAGTCGAGCGGGCAGGATACCGTTCTCGTGATGAAAGTTGACACGTATAGATGGACGGCCTGCCAGCTGCCCATAAACTGGCTTGGGACGTGGAATCCCTGATTGTAAAAAGTGAATTAATATCGAACATGTAAAACTAACGAGCATGAAACTAACATTTGTAGACAGGATAGCTATTAAGGATCTCGTTCCCGAGCGGGTTAACATGATAAAAGGCATGTTGTTCAATTCGATCGCCCAAAAAGTGGATTTCACCCCGGAAGAGATAAAGCGTCATGAACTTTTGAATAAAGAAACAATTATAAACAATATCACCGAGACCATAAATGTGGTATTCGAGGAATCCGAGTTAGCGGTACTGAAAGAGAGGATCGACGAGATGGATCAAGCGGGAACGATTCCATTGCCGTTTATCGATTCTTATTACAAGATAAAGAACACGAACGTTTAATTTAAAAATTATAGAAATGGAAATTAATTACAAGACAGTAGCGACAACCACGATCCCGGTTATTTTGAAAGGGATCAACGTGAATTTTTCGGCGGAGTACGAGAACAACGTTCCCGGTATAGTGACCTTCAGTTGCGACGGGCATTTCGTGGACGAGAGTTCACAACGTTCCGATTATTTAAATTTTAGCGGGTCTTACGACTGCGAGAATCGCTCTTTCCCCGCCATCAACGGAGGCCCGGTGTCTCCCGCTTTCTTGACGTTGCTGGAGCAACCGATCATGGAGTTCTACAACACGATCAATGAAAGGTGATAAAAAAAGGGGGGAACTTTTTCCATCACGGTACTTGTTCCCTCCATAATTAGAGTTTTCAATACGCTAAAGTAGGGATAAATAGTGTAACATTGAAATATAATGGAATAAAAGGAGGCGAGTAATGATAGAATTTTTTGTAACAGGTGATTTTAAAGTTATCCAGTCGCAAGTGTACATCATTTTAACGATGTGGGTTATAATGATTCTCGCCGTTTGCGTGGACCTATGGGCCGGAACGGATAGCGCGAAGGCCCGGGGCGAGAAGATTTATTCCGGGGGACTCCGGAGAACTTTTTCGAAGCTGGGGGATTACTGGCGTATTCAAGTCATGGCCTTGATATTTGATTTGATCGGGAGTTGCATTGACTGGTACACGTTACCTTTCGCCTCGATGCTAGTGACGGCCGCTATCGTGTTGATCGAGGGACGTAGCGTGTGGGAGAACGAGAGGGCCAAGAAGAGCCAGGTGGCGAAACTGCCGGACGCTATCCGGGCGATAATTCAATGTGCCGACGCTAAAACGGCGGAACAATTACTAGAAAAATTGAGGGAGGTCACGGATGATAACAAGTAAGTATTTTAAAGAGGACGAGTTTAACCGTTGTTCTCCCTCTTGTTCGTTACAGGATATGAAACAAACAACTATTAGTAAGTTGGACACGGCTAGAGAGATTGCCGGGATTCCGTTTGTTTTAACTTCGGCTTATCGTTCAAAAGAATGGGACCAGTCTAAAGGACGATCCGGTACCGGGGCGCACACGCTAGGGAAAGCGGTAGACATCCGGTGTAACACGTCCCGGAATCGTTTTCTTGTCGTGAACGCTTTACTGAAAGCCGGTTTTAAACGGATTGGCGTGGCGAAGACGTTTATTCATGCTGATGATTCAGAAACCCACGATCAGAGCGTGATGTGGTTATATTAAAAACAGGAATCATGAACAAGCTATTGTTTATCTTTTGCGTGATCACGCTGTTATCTTGCGGTAGCAAAAAGAAGTTCAGCAAGGTTGATTCGGTAGAGAATAGTAAATCTACCGAACAACTTTATACCGAACTCTACCGGGAAGCTCGTTTGCTTGAATTTCTCGACATCAAGTTTCGTAAAGTGGAAACGAGGGATTCGGCCGGAAACGTGAGGATCGAGACGGACGTGGATTTTAGCAAGAAGACAGAAGAGAACACGCGGGATTCGACGAAGATCACGGGTACCCGGCAGGAGACCGGGGAAAAGGTCGTGAATCAAAAATCGGAAGAAGAGCGATCCGGGGCGATAAAATACTGGACGTGGATCATAGGGTTTGTTACTGTTAGCATGATTGTGGCCATAGTCGTGTACCTGATGAAAAAGTGAATGCAAAAGTGTTTAACGAGTCGTGAACAATCCTTTTTTCTCGTGCCTTATTCGTATAATTTTAGAAATTATTTATACATTTGCCCTAGGTGAAGGAGATTTCACCTAGTTTAAAAGGATTAACGTGTACTACACAACCATTGATACTCCCACGGTGGAACGATCGAGTATCTTTGGGGAGACGTGGTACGTATATATATCGTGTACGTACCCGTCTTAATTGAACTGTTCCGATCGTTCCACCGTGGGGGGCAGTGAGATTAAGCGGGTACGTTTTTTCATGCTCGAAATTTTGAATTATAGACTTGGTTATGGCGATGCGACTGTGAGTGAAAAGCGAGTGCCAACTACTTTCTCGTTGGCGTGGGGTATCCTGGAAGAGGATACCCCTATTTCATTTAAAAAGCAAGAACAATTTTTCCCTTAAAACCTGTCCTTTTTCTCCCCTTTCCTAACACCTATCATTACGACAAAAATAGCAACCATGATAGAAATGTTCGTCAATAACAAACCCTTGGTTTTACCCTCCGATTTAAAAATCCGGGTAGAGATTAACTCCCCGGCATTTGAATCCGACGTGATCCCTTCTAGTATCGTTTATTATTTCAACGTTCCAGTCACCCAGAATGAAGAAGTTTTTAACTACGCCAATTACGTTGAAGTCAAGAACAAGTACCGGGAATACGACTGGAAAATGAGATTCGAGGGGTTTTGGATTTTTTCCGGAAAATTGATCATCACGCAAATAAACACGGAATTCCGGTGTGCCGCCTCCATCAAACAACTCCCTACCGAATTCGGTGATAGAAACATAACTGATTTTACCTATGACCGAATCTTACTCGGTAGTAAAAGCATGAAAGAATATGTTAACGAGATCAGGGAACAAAAATCTTTCAAGCTCTCTTTTCCTTCCATTTACGCCCCGAACCTTTACGGGGAAGGAGAATCAGCAGAAAATCAAGATTTCGGGAAAATCGTGAACGCCATAAATATCGAGAATACCAGCTCGAACGTGAACACGGTTATTCCCTGTTTTCACGCCATATATGTCATCGAAACCATGTTCAAGTCGGAAGGTTACCAAATACTCAATTCTTTCGATCACTCTTTCAAGGAACTCCTTCTTTTCAACAATTACACCCTTGACCAGTTGCCCGTGGAAAACTACGCGTTCTCGAATCTCGCCGGAAAAACGAATTTAATCCTTACCGCCACGGATGACCCCACGAACAGTATCCGTTTTAACAAGTATTACGGCCCCCCAGGAGAATACGAGATCAGTATTTTCGCTAAAGCCAAGTTCACCTCTCACTCCAACCCCGAAAATACACAAATGATCGTTGAAGCATCCATGGTCTACACGGCACATCAAGGGAACCCAAACGGTACCCGCAAAGAAATCAACCGTATTAAAGTTGAATACGACCCCAATCACCCTGATAAAATTGACGTGTTCATCGATATTTGCTTCACGCAAATTTTCGAACTACCCGGGGAGAATTGGCTATATTTCGAAATGTATGCTTACAATAGCAAGGGTAGTGCCATTTTGAGAAATTACGAGATCACGGAAGGATACATCGAGATTCGCCGGATCAATTCCTCAACTACGGATCTCAACACCTACATGAAAGAAATAAACCCCGTGAATCACCTTCCGGAAATATCATGCAGTGATTTTCTCGTGTCCTTCAAACAATTGCTAGGGTTCATCTACTTGTTCGATTTCACGAATAAAACCCTGCAAGTCATTTTCATGAAGGATCTCTTGAAAACGAAGGCTCTTGATCTCACTGAACAATACATTTCGGACACCCCGGATACAGAGATCAAAGAACCGCAAGCGTACGAGTTAAAATATGATATTGACGAATTCAATATAAACGGTTACACCCACGAAGGCCAGTACAACTCGTTAAAAGAACTCCCCTCCCCGATTCGTGAGAAACTACTCGTTAGAATCAAGAACATCAATAGTTTTTACGAATCCAAGATCGTTGACAACACCTTGCAATGGGTTCGAGCCGCTGATGTCTACAAACTCCTTGTCACGCACAAGTACACGAAAAAAGAGAGTGTTGATATCAAGTTACAACCAATCGCCATGGATGAATACAAGGATTCCGTTCACCCCTATTACCCGGAACAAGGCGTCTCGGCCCTGTACTCGCCAAGCACGAGCAAAACAGACAAACTGATCTGCATGCTAAGAACCGATGCCTACGGGGCCACAACGGCCAACATGGGATATTCCATATTATCCAACATGTTCTCCTTTGACCTCGAGGCCGAGGACGGGGCGTATAACAAGTACCTAAAATCCTGGTACGATTTTATCTCCACGGCCAACACTTACACCTTCTCTTTCCGGGTGAACATCGAAGACGTATTCCGGATCCTCACCTTGTTTAACCCGCAGGAAGGAACCCCGGAAGAACAAACCCGCCGGGTCAGGGTTCTGAACCAAGAATACATCCCGTTCCAATTCACGTTCGAGTTCTCACACGATAACATCATTTGCCAAGCCAAACTCATGAAAAATGACAACAACTGATATAAACCAACAGATCCAAGCCTTCAACAAGGACGTTGCCGGTTGGGGAAAACGAGTCCGGAATCAAACGATATTTAACGCCCGGAAATTAAAAAATCCCGCAGCCAGACCCCGTTCAAAAGTTAAAACTATGCGAAGTAACGATGAAGAAGTTCTTAGCCAATCCATCGGGGAAAAAACGTACAAGAGCGACGGGGAAATTGATTGTATCGGGTTCTCGTTCGCCCGGCACGGGGTATTCTGGCAGAAAGGTGTCGGCCGAGGTTACGTCATGCAAAACGGGATCGTTACACGTGGCCAGAAAAAAAGAATCGGGATAAACAAACACGATAAAAGAACCACCTTCATCGCCACCGCTGGCCCGATCAGACGTAAACCCGTGGACTGGTTCAACGGTTTAATATCAAGAGAAGTTGAAACTCTCGCCGATATCGTCGCCGACCACTACGCAGACCGAATCATCAACGCCACCCGGATGACCATCCGGTAATCTAGCCTCAAAACGGGATATTTCTATCCCGCTTTTTCTTTTCCAAATTATTATTAGTAATTTATCCCCGCAAAATCAAAACAAGGGAAATAATGTATAGCAGTTTTTTAATATTTGATCTGGAAACAACCGGATTACTTAAAACGAATGACTCACCAGAAAATTACGAGTCATACCCACAAATAGTACAAATATCATGGTCTCTATTAAGAATGGGATATCAAAATGCCGAAATTAAATCATTCTATTTATACCCTTCTTGTAAAATTTCCCCTTCCGCACAACAGGTACATGGTTTATCAAAAATCTACCTCAAGATACATGGTTCACAACCAAATGAGGTTTTTGATGAATTCTTAAAAGATGCTTCTAATGCCGAAGTGTTAGTCGCTCACAACATAAAGTTCGACTTTCCCGTTTTAGAAGCAGAACTTTATAGATGGGGTTACGATAGACCATTAGCACGAAAAAATTTATGGTGCACCATGGAGGCAGGGAAAAAATACTGGGGTTACAAAAAGTATCCAAAACTCATTGAATTAGCAGAATTTTGTAATGCAATTTCAAAAGATTCAATTCAGATTAACCATTCAAATCTACATAACGCTCAAACAGACGTTGATTTAGCTTTACAATGTTTCATTTTTTTGATGAGAGATAACTCTGATCTATTCAAAAATATAAGAATACCATACGCTAAAAAACAAAAAAAAGTACCACCACAAAAATCAATCAAGCATCCAATAATGAGGAAATCATGTACTCAATGCAACACCTTAAACGATGAAGACGCAACATATTGCAGAATATGTGGAAAATTTTTTACATTCTATTCTGCAAATATTGAATGCTTTGATAAATTTTCATACACCCCATGTTTTCATTGTAAAAAAGATACTCCTACCAAAGAAGATGAAAACAAGTATTGTGTCAATTGTGGAAAAACATTAGACTTTTAAAAGTAAAGTTTAAGCAACTATAAAATTGAAAGCGAAGTTCTCACTTCGCTTTTTTCTTCCCTTCAAATTTTACAATCTCGCAACTTTTCCCCACTTTTGTAACGCTTAAAGTTTAATAGTAAGGTGGGAGATAGACCACCACATCCATGTAGGTGGATTTTTTATATCTATCAGGAAACTACACGAGAGTGTAAGATATATCGGTGTATACCCCCGTGCCAATGTTGTAATGATATTGGCAAGCCACCTTACGTAGACTTTAAGCAGCGGGAAAGGTACACCGTTTTCGTACCTAAATTTCCCCGTTTTTTATTTTGCAATCTCGCAACTTTCTTCTACATTTGTAGTGTTCAAAGTTTAATACGTAAGGTGGAGATAGACCACCCCGGATTCACGAAGGTGGATTTTTTATATCTATCAGGAAACTATGTTGCAAGATACGCGGTGTATACCCCCGTGTTCACGTTATAATGACGTGGACGAGCCTTACGTAAGACTTTGAACAACGGGACAGGTACACCGTTTTTTCGTACCCAAAACGTTCAAAAATTACGTAACATGAAAAAACAATTTCAAACCCCGTCACCCCGGGGCATCATCTCGCAACAAAACAAGGTAAACTCCTTCCGGGAACTATTCTTGAACAACCTCGACTCCCCTCACGTGGAGATTTACCGCAAGGCATGGGCGAAAGCCAGAGCGAGATTATCCGAGATGCAAACAGCCATTCATTTTTGCAGGAAGGAGGTGTGTCATGAGTAATCAACAAGCCTCGATTCAAGCCGAGAAAGCCGTCATCGAATCCTGTATCCGGGACATGGAAAACATCTGTCAATCCATTCAAGGCCTTTACC